CGTCGTGGATCAGCTTCGCGATGGCAGCCGGCGATCCGCTCACGGTCACGTTCTCCTCGCTGCCGCCCGGCGCGGCCTCACTGTCCTTGGCGATCAGGTCCCGCACGTAGCCCGCGTCGAAGAGGCCGGAACTCTCGCCGTCCTGCTTGGCGATGAGGAAGGTAGGTGCTCCATTTGCCCCGGTTTTAACCAGGTCAACCCGGTTGAACTGGGCATCAACAAGCCGGGTGAATTCGTCCTCATCAGGAAGCGCGGTCACGACTCACCCCTTCACGGCCCGGATGCGGAGACGCCGGGCCGTACCTTGCGGGGACAGGCCGCCGACGCGCCCGTCCTTGTACGCCTGCCACGCCTTGTCGTCAGCGAGGACGCCGACTGTCCAGTCGCCTTGCCTGACGATCAGGTCCGGGCCCGCCACCCACGGGATTGAATTCCGGTAGATACCGGATTCGACCGTCTTGGCGACGCCTTCCGTGCCGTCGAGGTGGAAAAGTCCGTGCTGGTGGCCATTGAGCATGAATGACCATGAGGCACGCTCGAGATCCGCCGGCTCGAAGTAGTCACGGCCGCCATCGACGCCCTTGCGGATCTCCGGCTGGCGTCCCGCCTGATAGGCCAGGCCGAGCAGGAATTTCTGCTCCGGCTCACTCTTGGCGATCCCCGGCGCCGCTGCGGTGGCCTGGAGGCTGGCGCCGACCATAGCGGCTATCTCGGCCGGGCTGACCCCGTTGGCATCCGCTGCCGCCACGAGGTCGCTCAGCGTGATCTGCCGGGGGTCGCCGTGGTCGTCATCCGGCGCTCCGGTCCCCGCAAGGACGCAGCCGCATGAGCAGCACACCCGGCATTCACCCCCGGTCAGGACAGGAGCGACGCGAGCACCGAGCCGAGCCCGGAATCAGACGCTAGATAGCACATGCAGTTCGGGTGTCCGGGATAGTCCGGAACGTCTCCCGATGCGTACGGGCTGCCCGCCTCGTTGTCCTCGCACGCGGAACAGGGATTCCCGTCCGTGACCCAGTCGATCAGCACCGTATCCCCGGCGGCCTGCGCCCGTGACCACAGCGCCACCGCCCCGGCGCCGAACGCCGCCCGCAGCGAGTTCACCAGCCACGACCCGAGCGCCCGTGACGTCAGCCCGGCAAGCGCGCCCTTCACTGCGGCGAGCAGCCCGGTCTCGCTGTCGTCGCCGTCCTCATGGCTCTGCGCGAGCGCCCGGCCCGCGTCGGCGGCGGCCCCGGCGATGATCACGGCGAGGGTGTCTGCGGCCCGGTTCCCCGGATCCGGGCTGCCGTCCAGCGCGGCGAGGGCGGCGGTGAACGCGGCGGCCGCATCGGGGGTCTTGCCGCCCGGGGCGAGCACCGCGGCGTCCGCCTCGCCCTCGGCCAGCCCGTCACCCATCGCGTCGGTGAGAGCACCCAGGAGCGCCGGGAAGCCGGCCGATGCGTAAACCTGCTCCAGCCACGCCGCAGCGGCGGCTATCGCGGCCTCGCGGACCGCTGACGGGTCATCCTGCCCCGCGGCGTCCTGCCGGAAGCTGGCGACCAGGGCGCGGGCGTCCAGGCTGCCGACGCTCGCGTCCCACGCGGCGGCGGCGGCCTTGCGGTGCTTGCGCTCGAGCCGCTCGCGGCGGCCCTGCACCAGCGCCGGCAGGCCGGTCAGCCGCTCAGGATCGAACCCCGCTTTTGGGGGACCAGCGGCCTTGGCCACGTCCTCCCCGCCGAGCGGGAACCGCGCCACGTCGTCCCCGCGGTGCACCGACAGGTGCGTGAACGTCACCGGCACCGGGTCCAGCGGATCCGGCAGCGGGTCGCCCTCGTCCACGTAGGCCAGGGTGACGTGCGGCATCCAGTCCTTGTGCTCGCTCGCCGACAGGTCCGCCAGGGCCTCACGCAGCCGCTCAGCGCCCGGCAGCGCCACCGCAGCCCACGCGGGCACCTTGCCGTCGCTGCCACCGGACGGCGGGAACGCGCCGATGCCGGACACGGTGCCGGACAGCGGGCCGTCCAGCATTGCGGCGGCATCGCGGGCACGGTCGCACGCGGCGGCGAACGCGTCGTCGCCCACGTCGGGGCCGAGGTAGACCACGGTGACGTGGAAATCGTCCACGCCGCCGGGTACCGGCTCGATCAGGCCGTCCGGCAGGTCCAGCGAGATCATGCCCGAGCGCGGGCTCAGGTCATAGCCGGACGCTGCCTTGCCGACCTGGCTGGCGGCGTCGTCGTCCCCGGCGTGCGGGGCCGAGCCGGAGTCGCGGGTGAACTGCAGGTCGTGCAGCTCCATCCACGGGCCGCCGCGGGAGTCCACATGCCCGACCCAGGCCAGGACGCCGGGCTCGCCGGCTTTCTCCGCGCCGAGGGTGCGGTGATGCCCGTCGATGATGATGCCCTTGCGCCTGCCCGGCTCGAACACGACCACGGCCGGCTTCTTCAGCTGGTCCTTGCCCTTGCCGAGGCGCTTGCGGATCCGGGCGGCGAACTCGGCGACCCGGGCCGGCTCGTGGGAGGCGCGCCAGCGGGCCCGGTCGTCCATGTCGAGCCGGGCGAACGGGATGACCTGCGGGCCGTCCCACGCGGTGTGATGCACCCAGCCGAGCGCGGCCTTCGGGTAGTCCTCGGTGAGCTGGTGAAAGACCTCGTCGGCCTTGGACTTCTGGATTGCCTTGGCGACGGCGGCGTCCGGCTCGCACGGGGCGGCGCAGCCGAGAGCGGCCAGCACAGCATCCGCGTCTGCCAGGATCTCGGGCCGCATGGCCGGGTTGCCGGGGATCTGCGCCGGCTCCCACCAGGCGATTGCCTCAACCTGATCCCCGTCAGGGTCATCCGGGTTGGTTACCTCAGTGCCTGAGCGCACCGGCACCATCGCCTCGGCGGGGATCGTCCATACGATGCCCTCGTAGATGCCGTTGGAAGCAGCCCATGAGCCGGTTTGCTCACCTGGCGGCGGGATGCAGCCGGTCTCCTCGGCCCACTCGCGCCATGCGCCCTGAAGCGGCGTCTCGCCGTCCTCCAGGCCGCCTCCGGGGAACTCCCACAGCCCGGCGGCGGCGTCATCGTCGCTGAGCGCGCGCTGAAGCATCAGGACGCGCCCGGTATCGGCGGCCTTCACCGCGAGCCCGGCCACGGCGATCTCACCTGCGGCCTTGCGGACAGCGAGCCGCCCGGCGTCGTTCAGGTTGTGCGCCTGCACCTTGCCGACAGCCGAGAACTCAAAGTCACGCCAGGTGCCCGCGCGCTGCCGCGACTTAGCAAAGCGGCGGAACGCAGACATCTCCTTGGCGACCGCTTCGCGCGCACGGGCCCGCGCCTCATCCTCAGTGACGTAGCCCTTCGGGAACGCTGCGGCCAGCTTGGCGCGGATTCGGTCGTCCTCATCCTCGTCGCGGCCGTCCAGGTCGTAGGACGTGATCCCGGTCTCGCTGGTGATCCCCGCGCCGGCGTCTTCCTTCGCGACCGGGGCGGGCGGCAGCTTCGCCTGCTGCACCGGCCCCGCCGGGGGCTGCGCCGGCGGTGCGGGGGGAAGCGCCTTCGGCCCGAACTCCTCCTCCGCCAGCGGCAGCGCCTCGATCGGCGGGTTCGGGACCACGCCCTGGATCTCGGCGAACACTTCCTCGGGCAGGTGCGCGTGCGGGTCGGGGGCCGCGGTCTGCGGGTCGGTCGGCCCGGCGACGGCGTACAGCGCCGATAGGGGGATCGGGCCGGCGCGGGCGGTGAAGAACACCCGCGGGACGACCTGGCCCTCGGGCTCGGTCAGCCCGAACCGCATCTCCCGCAACTCCGACGCGGACACGACGCCGTGCTCGACGTAGACGGCGTCGGCCTGGGCCTGGTTGACGCGGTCGTCCTGGTCCTCGCCGCGGTCGAAGGTGAACTGCAAGGGGAGGCCGAGGTCGTCGTAGAGGAAGCGGGTGAGGACTTCCTCGATGTGGCACATCATCGGCAGGTCGCCGACGCGGTGCTGCACGTCGGCCTGCGACTCGCCGGTCGAGTAGTTCGCGTTATCCGTAAAGCCCAGATCGGTCGGAACCACATGAAAAGCCGCGCAGTTGCCGACCCATGCGGGACGCCCGTTGCGGCGCACGTAGATCACGCCGTTCGGCACGGTCACGCAGTAGACCATGCCCTCGTACTGGACGATCTCGCCGTGCGCGGTCCGCAGCGGGCTCGTGCGCTCCCGGACTATCCAGGTACCCCTAGAGCCCGTTACTTCCTTCCCGCGGATCACGCCGCCGTTGGCGCCCTTGCGGAAGGACACGGACGCGTCCCGGCCGCACTTCTGGAGCACTTCCTGCCAGTCGTCCGCGAGCCGCGCGCTCGCGGTGATCATCTGCCAGAACTTGCCGAGGTAGTGGTGACCGTCGCCCTTGCATGCCCACGCCCAGAGGACCTCCAGCAGTTCCGGGCTCAGGTCCTTGATGTCCTCGGGGATGAATTTCTCGCGCGAGTTGCCCATCGGTGCCAGGTAGGCGTGCAGTCGCTTGTCCTGGCAGACCCAGGTGTGACCGTTCTGCGTCCAGTTGAACGGCAGCGAGTCGAGCAACTCCTGGATCTCGCCGAAGTACCTGGACTCGGGCGTCTGGCTGATGCCGACCCGGTGCGTGTGCCCGCGCGCAGACTTCCGTGCGCCGCCCTTGCTGCCGTCCACATGGCCCTCAGTGAGCCACAGGCCGAGGAACGCGAGCCATGTGCGGATCGGGATGACGATGTCGGGCCGCACGACCGTGTGGGAGGACTTGCCTCCCCTGTCGCGCACGTCGTACGAGACGCCGGGCACCACGAAGTTCTCGGGCGAGCGGCCTTCCCAGCGTGACCGCATCGGGATCATGTAGCCGCCCTTGCCGACGATCTCGGCGGCGGTGCGGATGAACTCCGGCGGGCGCGGGTACTTCTTGGTCGGGAAGTAGGTCAGCAGCATGCGGTGCTCGGGCGTGGCGAGCAGGTCCAGGCTGCTCGACTTGAACTGCACCATGTCGCCGCTGTGCGGCTCGGCGATGTAGTCCGTCGGCTGCTGCCACTCGAACCGGCCGTCCGGGCTGCGCGTGGCTACCTCGTCGCCGTCAGCGAGTTTCGGGAAATGTACCCACCCGCGGCGGGTCAGGATCTCGGTCGCCTCATCGAGGCACGTTTTCCTCATGAGATGAAGACTAAACTGATCCGTGAAGTCCTTCTCGTTCGTCCACGCGATCGTGGACCCGCCGGGCATCCACCGGATCTGGTGCTTGCGGGACTGGTCGCCGAACATGAACGAGTCCCAGTAGTCCTGGAACTGCTCGATCTGGTCGGGGTTCCATGTCTCCGGGGCGGAGGCGAACGCCTCGGGCACGTTGCCCTTGGTGAAACGTTCCAGAAAGTACACTTGGAAACGAATGTCCGTGTTGGCGTTGAGGATGATCGCCTCAAGCGCCGCATGCCCGTAGGGGCTGTTCGGCCGCGGGCGGAACGGCTCGTACACCAGGTCGCTGCGGGTCAGCCAGTTCCACGGCAGGCCGTTGACGTACTGGACGAACGCCTCGGCCGGGTCCTGCGGCGGGTTGCCCCAGTAATCGAGCAAAGGCGCGAAAGTAGTGCCATCTGGTACGGAAAGCCCGATGCAGCGCCCGGCGCGGTTGCGCAGCCGGTAGAGCGTCCCCGCGTCATAGGCGAGCACGTCGTAGAGCCACCGGGCCAGCCACGTCTTGAAGCCGTGGATCCGGTCGGGCTTGTCGAGCGCCGCCATGCCGACCTTGATGGCGCCCGTCACGTCGCCGGCGTAGTGGTCGGCCGACAGGAGCTTCCAGTCCAGCGACCGGATCGAGTCGATGCGGTGCCAGAGGCAGAGCTGGGCCACGTCGTAGGACTCGATAAGCCCGCGCAGCGTGTCGAACGAGACACGCTCATGCGTCCGCGGCCGAGTCGCTATGTTGTAGCCCGTTTCGAAGTTGAACGCGCGAGGATGCCTTGAATAGCCGTCGAACGGGCCGACCGGCTCACCCGGGGCGAACGGGTGCTGAAACGTCATCTGGCTGACGTTCTCGGCCGCCGCCGACATCTCGGGGGGCTCCTTGCCGCCCCAGGACTTGCCGACCTGGATCAGGCGCGAGGCGAGGGCGGAACGGACACCCACGTCAGCCGCTCCTTACCCGCTGCTGACCTGCGGCCACTCCGGTGTGCCGTCGCCTCCGCCAGCGAAGATGCGCCCCATGCCGACCGGGTTGCGCGGGCACCCCTTGAAGCGCTCGCTGGCCTCGGCCTGCCGCTGTATCTGGAAGTCGACCGGCAGGCCGGTGCGCTCGTGCAGGTAGGCGGTGATCGCGACGCACAGCAACTCCCACCGCGCCATCGTCGGGCAGGCCTCGGCGAACTCTTCCTCGTCGAGAATCAGCCGGACGTCGACATCGCGGTACGACTGCGGTGCGCTTGCCCCCTCCGGGGAGATGCCCGCGCTGCCGACCAGGTAAGGCGGCCCGCCGCGGAAGGCCCTGCTGATGATGCGGCACGCGCCGTCAAGGTTGTAGAGATCCGCCGTGGTCAGCAGGTCGGTGCGCGGCCTGGCGGTCAAGACGCGGCGGGCAGCGACAGGCGGGGGATGCGCCGGCCGGGGCACGGCGGCCCGTCGCTCCAGGTGCG